AGTATAGGGATTCTGATATGGTGCATTCACAAACTTTACAAGCTGCGGATTCTTTATATCAAAGTTTTCAACACGGCTTGTTTCATATACAGATAAAGGTCTTACATCTACGATACCAATAGTTGGCGCAATTTCTAATTGAAGAAATAGGTCACCATATTTTACTAAATTACGAGTCCAGGGCCAAAGGTTAAACTCAACATTTATAATATCATAAAAAAGGTTTTCAAGTATTTGCTTAACCTTATCATCCGGATGGTGTATCTTTAACACACTTCCAAACTCATTTTTTGCAGTGCATTCGTCAGCATATAAATCAAGCGCAGAACTAATAATCGGGTCATGATCCATAGAATCATAATCTCTAAATAAATCTATTCGTATTTGTTGATAAGCCATAGATGATTCAACCGTTCCTATATTGGATTGGTTGGTGACTCTCATTTTTAAGAATCTATCAACTAAGTTTGTTGTAATATTTTGATACTCATCCGTATCAATAACTTTGACACCAGATGGTGTCTTTCTTACGATTGTGTTTGTAGAAAATAACTTTTTTAATCTACCAAAAATTGATGTATCTGCCATTTGTATTGGTTATATATGTATATATATGAAAAAACTTTTTTTATTACCATTTACGGCATGACCAATATCTAGCTTTGTGTCTTGGTCCTGGGTTATCACAATTATGTCTTGCTCTAAAGTTTGCTCTTCTGCCCGGATTGTTCTTTTTGATTTTAACTCCTTTTTGACCAAAGTTTACTTTCACAACATTTCCTTGCGGATTTTTAACATATACTTTGAATTTTTTAACATCGCCGGCCATTGGTTTGCCAAGCTTTACTTTGCGACCTTGATATTCTGCTTCAAACACACATCCGCATCCTGCTTCGTTAAGTTGCTTAGTGTATTCTCTCATAAAAACTATAAAATCTTTTACATCGTCTTCATTTTCCACATCATATTCGTGTGGTTCAACATATCCGTAATTTATCTCAGAGTCATTATCTCTACGATTTGGATGGTCTGTTGCATTATGATGTTGAAATTTATTTTTTATTTCTACATCAGTTGTATGATTTTCTTTTACCTTTTTATTCTTCATATCTTCTTCGTTTACTGGTACACAATTTGGAACTTCTTTACCATTTTTCATTTTCATTCCGACTTGCTTATATCCTTCCCAACAAGCTTCAGAAAGTTGGACTGATTCATTGCACTTTTTCCATCCACCACCCTTTGATTTGTAATTCTTTGCTGCCCATCCATTTGCATACGCAGAAGGATAAACATCAAATTTAGCTTTGGCCGCAGATTTAGATGCTGACCATTTTCCTGGATCGGTTGGGCAATTCTTTTCTAAAAATAATTGCAACGATTCTTCTATACTCATAGTTTCATTTTTCTTTCTACCTTGACAATGTGCTTTTTGGCTGAAACCTTTTGGATTGTTGCAATCAATAGACCTTTTATATTTTTGTGTCCATTTTTCGTCAACTTTTGTTTTTACATAGATGGGTGTTTTTCCTTGACCGGATGATGATTTGCCACCTCTATCGGCTTTATTTTGTGCTGCTCTTTTTCTTCTTGTAGCAGATTCCTTTTCTTTTTTACTCATTTGTCCAGCTTTCTTTGCCGGAACACATTTAGCATAACCACTTTTTTCGCCAGAAGTTCCGCATGGTGGGTGCTTGCCATCAACTTTTTTGCCAATGTTTACCCATTTTTCTTTGAACCATTTGTTTAAATCTTCTTGCATTATGGTAGTTTCATCATATAAATATAAAGAATTTAACCAATTAACCAAGTTATGTTTTCTTTTTCATTATTTCGGCCAGTAGGTATTTCATATGGATGACCATTTGCCATCTGACCAGTATACATTCCGATGTGTTTTTGTATGTGAGCTGCACCCAACATACTGCGCGTGAGGTCTATTCCCTCTTGCCGTAATCTCAATGCTGTGTTTCTAACCCACAGACCAATTGCCATAGCCATCGTTAAGTCGTCATGATATCCTTTCATTGCTTCGGCTCTTCCACTATTCCAAATAAAGGTAAATAGCTCTTCAATCAAGCGTGATGAACGAATGAGTATATCTTTGTTATTAATATATGTGTCCAAAGTTGATATGATAAGCGGACGAGTTCTTGATGTAGTGGAAAATCCTGCTACCATTTGTCGTTCCTCTCTGTAATGCTTATTTGTAATCTGTCGTTCAACATCAATATACTTTAAGTCATTACTCATATAAAACAGATTACCATATCCTCTGTCTATTATTTGTTGAATTGTTGCCCAACCAACATTTGAGTTCTCCACTACAAGTAATGCGTTATTGTATTCCGTTGCCAATGCTGTGAGGAAATTACCAAAATCTTTTGTTTCCAACTTACCACGATATTCCGCAACTTGTGAACTATCTTCTATGTCTATAACTTGTGCAGTTGAAAAGTCACTACCATCACCTCTAGCAACGTCCGCAACAACCATATATTGACGATTGTAATTCGGATGTTCCCATACCCACAGGTTACCATCAAATCCTCTCTTCTCTACCGGCTCCATCACATAAGTTTCTTTATACCACATTAGGAGTTGCGGGTCTATTACGGTATCGCCGGAACTTACGAAGTCACAATCACATTCTTGTGCTGCTCCTTTTATTCCTAATACCCTAGTCTGTTCATCTCTCCAATCCTGATTTCGTTCAGGATGAACCGTCCAATGTAGTTTTATGTTATTGAATCCGTTCGTTCCGTTTTCACCCTCAACCCACATTTTATGAAACCAGTTACCAACACCATTTGGAGTTGAAAGAACGATTGCCGAACCACCCGTTGAAAGAGTTGATTGTGCCGACAACCATATTTCATCAATATCTCTAATGAATGCAGCTTCGTCAACTACAAGTAGAGATAGTGCTTCAGAACGACCTGCGTCTGGAGAACTTGCAATAGCTTTTACCTGTGAACCATTTTTAAGTTTGAGTGAGAGTTTGTTATCTTCTACCGATGCGTTATTTCCATCTCGTAACCATATTGGAAGAAGGTCATGCATAACTCTTACCTTCTCTACAAGGTTCTTTGCCACTGTTACTTTTGTTGCAATAACAAGTGCATTAAAGTCTTCGTTGAACAACATTTTCCATAGTATGTATCCTGCGGAAAGAGTTGAAAGACCAAGCTGACGAGATTTAAGAATAATATTGAAACGATTATCTTTAAAATCGTTCATACATTGTTCCTGAAATGGATATAGATGAAATGGTATTTTGCCTCGTGTCGGATGTTGAATGACACAATACTTTTTCATAAAATGAATGGGGTCTAACGCACAACGGCGATATTCATCTGCGATTATCTCTTTTAGAGTTTTCTGTGGTTGACCTTGTACTGCCATTATTTTACAATTAGTTCAGTATGATTTAGTTCAGTTAGTTTCTCTTCTAATTTTGCTTTTCTAACTATAAGTAGTTCTATTGCTTCCGTTGCCGATTCAATATCTTTCCGTATGTCGGCTCTAACTTGCTCCGGGTCTATTTCCCATTTCCATACTTCTATTTCTCCCTTATCATTAACAAATTCAATCCGGTCTTTAACATCGCCTAATGCCGATTCATATCTTTGTTTCAACTCTCTAGCATATGCTAATTTGTTTCTAGTGATTTTATAATCTTCGTAGAAAGGATATGTTCCATCGGTCTTCAATTTCATTTCAAATCTCTGAAGACAATCTAAACACATTCCCGTTTTAATTATAGTTTTTTTATCTATACGAGAATATTGCTTTGTATTACATTCTTCCGATTTGCACTCTTTTAGAGAGTTTATGAATTGTCTGACATCATCTAATTTAGTCACATTAGTTTTGAAACCATCTTTTTGTTCCCATGTAACTCCTTCAGAGTCTGTCCATACATCTCCTACTTTTCTTTTTTCGGATTGTTTTTCATATCCAAATGTTTTTTGCGTATTATCATCTCTACCGAATACGGTATCAATTATTTTTTTACGTGTTGGATGAATGTACTTATTCTTTTCGTCAAATGATTTTCTTTTAGCCATAATAGTTTATTTGTAACTTATATAATATACAAAAAATTATCCTTTTTTTCCTTTTCTTTCAAATAAAGTTTTAGTATATCTTTTGTATGCATTAATTATTAAAACTGCTTCTTTTAGGAAATCAGTTTCAATTTTCTTTTCTGTTCTTGGTAGATTAGATTGACTATAAGCTATGGTAATAGTATCAGCATCGTCATCTCCAAATATTTTGTCAGCAGTTGGAAAGTCGGTTTGAGTGTATCCACCATTAGTATACCATTTATCGGTTTTATTAACTCCATCTTTTCTGCCCAGCACTCTCGTCTTTCCTTTTGGTAAAAATGCACCATCAGGTTGTGCATCCGCTCCTGCTAATGCACTAACTTCGTTTATAGATTCTTTTTTGGTTCGGAATGTCACTGCTGCTCTACCATTTATAGTTGGCATTCCGTGGTCATCCGTTCCTATATCTTTTATCTTTACGCGCTTGTTT